ACTCTCCGCCCTGGCTATCTTGAGCGCCAACTCCGGGTCAACACCCTTGTCCTGCGCCGCTGCGCGAATCTTGTCGATGAGTTCTTGGGCCATGGTCCGTGGTCCTCGGTCAAAGAGGAAATGTGCCCATTCTATTGGTGTTGTCAGTAATACTCAACCTCACCATGCCAAGCATGTGGAGGAGACTCATCCTGGTCGTCCGAATCGAGCGCCACGAAGTTGCCCTGACGGAACCTGGCCAGAGCCATCACCGTCACGTCCACCTGGTCATCATTGGGACCATTGGGGAATGCAGCACACTCCTCCACCAACTCCTGGGCGCACTCCAAGCTCTCTGGATACCACACCATTCCTGATTCGAGCATCGGGGCCACAGCGTTGGCACGGCTGATCTTGTCCTGCCCAGTCTTCCTGCCACCAGGCGAGAACATCGTGACGGGGACCCCGATCCGACGAAGTTCCTGCTGCAGTGGCGTGCCGGTGGCCTTGGCCTCGATCAACACATTGTCCGGCTTCCAGTACTGGTACTCGTCCTTGGCCACGCGCTTGAGCTCAGGGAAGTCCCACCGGCCCTTGCGCACGTTCAGCAAAATAAGGTTCGGGCCTGAGTCCGCATCAGGGGTGAACACGCCCCACGTTGCGATGACCGAGAAGTCAGCGGTCTCCTTCTTGGAGTATGCCGTGTCCAGGGTCTGCAAGACGTACTCGCACGCCGGGGGATCCTCATACTGCCACTTGCGCCACCAGTTGCGCTTGAGGATTGCCCCCTCGTCGTTCGTGGGCTGCTGCTGCCACTGAGCATTCCACTTCTTCAGGCCAATCGAGAACTTGACCTTCTCCAGCTCATCGAGCTTCCAGTACTCGGGCCAGAGCGGACGTCCGGATGGGAGAATTGCCGGGAACTCCAAAACCTCCCACTGGTCCGCCTTGAGGTTACTCTGCATTTTCAGCAGACGTCCAGCAGGATCGTCCGTCTTCCAACGGGTGTTGATCAGGATGATCGCGCCGCCCGGCTGCAAACGCTGACGAGGACCTGACTCGTACCACTCCCAGGTCTGCTGCATCGCGGTCTCAGAGTTGGCGTCCTGTTCGTCCAAGATGTCGTCCAGGATGATCACATCGCCGCCACGCCCGGTCATCGCACCGCCCTTACCGATGAAGAAGGCTTCCCCGCCCTGGTTCGTGTTCCACCGGCCAGCAGCCTTGGAGTCCGCAGACAGGCCCATGTTCGGGAAGAGCTCTTTGTACTTCTCGTCGTCGACCAGGTTCCGGATCATCCGGCCAAAGCGCTGCGCAAGCTCTGCTGTGTGAGAACCGACAATGAGTTTCGCGTCAGGCCGCTTGCCCATCAGGTACGCCGGGAACAGATAGCTGCCAAGCTGGCTTTTGCCGTGCCGGGGAGGCATGGCCACGATCAGGCGCTTGCACTCGCCCGTGACTACCCGATCGAGGGCCTTGGCAATGATCCGGTGGTGCTCCCCAACAAGCATCTCGGGCCAAACGTATTTGGCGAAATCGATGAAGTTGCTTGTCGCACGCTCGTGCGTTTCCAGCAGCTGCAGCCTTAGCTGCAAGCGCAGCATTTCTTCTTCCGCGTCGCGAGGGATATCGGTCATAGGGGCCAAGTTTTGAAATTTTTGCAAATATACCCCCGGCACGCGTATTTGCAAACAAGGGGGCCTTTTCTGGCTCCCCCGCCAGGTTCTGTTGGAGGTTTCCTGGGCGCAAAATTAGGCCAGGCTGCTCGCTCAGAGCTGACGGGCTGTTTATGGCCCTCCCCCTTCTACCGTGCTAGGCTGAAGCCTAGCACGGGCCAAGCGCCCATGCGCATTCCCATCTGACGCAGAGTCGCGTCAGATGGGCGTCAGGCAAGCGTGCTAGGGGCCTGGGCCCCTAGCTGGTCAGGCTGCTGCCTGTTCGGCGTCACGCTTGGCACGGTAGCGTGCCAGGCTGGACTCATGCTGTTGCTTGGCTGTCTCACGGTCCAGCAGCTCGACCGTGTCGACTCGGACCTCGGTGCCCTGGCCGGACAGGAATGACAGGTAGTCGCTCTTGTCGTAGTCGTACTCTTGGTTGACTGGTGTCAGTGTCACCAGGAACCCGGCCAGTGCCTGGATATCTTTGCCAGTCATGCCCTCGGGCAGTGCGAAGCGTGAGCCGTTGATGCTGATTACTTTGGTCATGATCTCTATCCTTTCTGGTTGATACTGTGTCGGCTGACACAGTGGAACTATTATAACACGGGGCCCGGGCCCCGTGTCAATTAAATCGTGTCGATACTCACCGTCACACTGTTGCGGATGAAGTCTTGCATTGCACTGGTCAGCTCGTCTTCGAGATTGTTATTCATCCATGACTGGATGGCATCGTCCAGGTCGACCTGGTGATCGGCCAGCACGGTCTTGATACGAGCATCAATGTGCGCGTCCAGTGCTTCGATGATCGCGGCCAGCAGTGTGGAAGTCTGTTCGTTCATGGTCTCTATCCTTTCTGATACTGGGGCACCGTGCCCCAGTGCCACTATTATACCACCGCCCCGCGCAGCTGTGCAAGTGCTGCCCGGGCACGGGCCGGGCTGTACGGATCATAGTTCCTGATCCGTGATCGGTTATCGCAGTGGCGAGAGCGGATCTGCAGCTGAATCCCTGCCCGCTGAGCAGCGGCCCAGAACAGCGAATAGTCGCAGTCCTCCTCAAGGTGCGCGAGCCCCCCGCGCATGTACGAGCAGCTCGACACCTGATCCAGCAGCTCGAGCCGCTCAAGCAGCTCGAGCGGCACGGCCAACCAACCATGGCCCGGGTCTTCATAAAAATCGAGCTTCATGCTGCCACCTCCTCGAGTGTCCAGGCGGCGGCGCGATAGCCGGGGATATAGGCTATGGCATGGTCCTTGATACGGGCCAGCGCCCGGTCCGCCACGCTGCCCGGGTAATCGGTCCAGTCGCTGCACTGATACTCTAGGCACGCGCACGCCTTGAGAATCTGCACGGCGGGCATGGCGTGCACTTCAGGGCGCATGGTGAAAATGTAATTCTCGCTTGGGTCTTCCCCGTACCGCTCGCGGTACGCGGTGCAGTTTGCGAGATAAAGCTCCGCGGCCAGGCCCCGGGGGTCCAGGCCGTCAATAAATGCCGCGGCATGGTTTGCCACGGCCCACGACACCAGCGCATCAATATGAAAATCAGGGACAACAAAGCAGCTCATGACTCTATCCTTTCTGGTTTCACCGGTGCACCCTGCACCAGTTGCGCTAATTATAGCACGCGGACCGCGCACCGCGGCTAATTAATTGTTTCTATCGGGGCCCGGGCCCCGATAGGCGCAGCAAATTACACAAAACCCGCACCGCGAACCGCGGCGCGCGCACCACGCACCACGTTTCAAGGCGCAAGCGCCAGGGACCGGGGGCCTGGTTTCCACTGTGTGAAGCTAACCGGCCACCAGGACCGCATGCGAACGATTCTCATTCGAGAATCGCTCACAATGAGAATAATTCTCATTCAGTTAACTGTAAGCAGCTCCAGGGCCCGGTTTTTCATCGCTGCACCAGTGCCAAACCAGGCGCTTTCTATGCGGGTATTTGCACCGCGGCCCCGCTCGTGATCGACCAGCTCCGTTACCGCGTTGAGCATGGCCCAGCGGGTACCCGCCACGCCCGGAATGCCGGACCCGATAGCCTGGCCAGCGAACAGGTCCATGATGCGCTTATAGCCGCGGGTTTCCGCGAGCGGGATTTTGCTGGTGTGGTAAGGCGTCAGCAGCTGGGTGACAAAATCGTCAGCTTCAGCAGCGGCCATGGGCACGGTGGCCAGCTTGCGGGACTGCACTAAAAAGCGCTCCCAGTTGTCGGCCACGATGCCCAGCTCCAGGCGCACGCGGTCGGGATCGAATCGCTCCGAATGCAGCACGCGGACAGTGCCTGATGCATTCTCACGATTCAGCGCGGCGGTAATGGTGTTATTGCAGACGACTCGAATGCTCGTGAATTTCGCCACGGTGGCCATGGTGCCATCGTATGACGTGCCCAGCAGCACATAAGGGCGCACGGTGTCCCCGTCCACCACGTCCGCGCCCTGGTTGACTTTGGCCAGCGCCCAAACCCGGCGGCCATGACTCAGCACGCCAGCAGTCTCAAGCTCAAACCCGCCGATATCCACCAGCTTGCCAAAAAATGCCATGACGTCCGCGGGCTGAACTACGCGGTAGCCGTCCGATACTACGGCCAGGGCCCCGCCGGTGTCAGACCGGTGCAGCACTTTGCGGCCCTTGAATTCCTCCGGCTCGCTCGCCGCTTCGGTTTTGAACAGCACGGGGGATTCCAGGACCGTATAGGCCAGGCCCGCTTGACGGGTCCATTCTTCAATTGAGGCGCCAGGGGTCAGCTCTTGCCCCAGGCCATGCCAGGGCTTCTGCCCAGCGAATGCAATAGCGGCTTTGCCGGTGGTGGTGTCGATCATATGAGCCATGGTTCTATCCTTTCTGAATTGCCGGGACTGCCCCGGTGCACGAATTATATGCCGAAATTCAACAGCGCAACTATTCCCGATCAAATAGGTCAACTATTAACCACAGAACCAGGAAAATGAGAATTGCCAGGAAAAACATTAAGCCACCTCCGCCCCGATATCACCGGCCACATGGTGGCGCAACAGCGAGCCGGGCGGCAGTGAGCGGGCAAAATCCCGGACAGCTTCGGCGTCATTGGCATGGCCGTTTTTTCTAGTGCCATGCCAGGCGATAGCGGTATGGCCATTAGCGGCATAACATCCGCCCTCTCCAGTGCCCACTTTCTTTGCTTGAGAACCATGGGCGACAAACACGACAACATAATCCCGGTCCCCACGGGCACACAATGGGCGGCCACCGCCACACTGTGCGCATGTGAACGATTCAGACAGCTCAGCGGGGCAGCGCACAAACTGAACACCGCCATAAATCAGGGGGAACAGTGCTTCCTCCGACTTTGGCGCAGCATATACAGCCGGGCGGCCAAGTTCTACAGTGCGCAGCGCTTCGGCCTTGCTATCGCACGACGCATTAAAAACCGTTTTACCCGGGGCCGGTGTTGGCAAAGCCTCAGCGGGAAAGTGAGAATACGTCCAGGCCTGGCCATTACGGGGCACAGCATCCGCGACAGCTTGCAAATAGTCGCGGTCGACCACCGCCGTGCCGCTCTCGTTTTTCGGATGCAGTGCGCAGGACCGGGGGCATGTGCCATATATGTCATGTACCCCGCTGCGGTACGTGGTGGCAATTGGCCCGGTTTTGCTATTCGATGAGACGCGAATTGTCTTGATCATGGCTCTATCCTTTCTGTGATGCCGGACTGATCCGGTGCCGATATCATAGCACCGAATCAATAGCGGCGCAAATTATTTTATCGGGGTTTTCCCGGTCAGTATATCGGCCAGCTCCGCCCAGGGCATGCCCCTGTTCGGCCAGGATCGCAAGGGCTCAAGGCGCAGGCCTTCAGCAAGCAAGGCCACCGCCTGGTGCCCACCGTACAAATACACCCGGCCAGGCTTTGCGACCGTGCCGACATAATGCACGAGCACGAAGCAAGGGCGACCGGCCATAGCGTGCCGCGTCAAGAAAGCGACCTGGTGCGGGCGAAGCGCGACCCTTAGGCCAGAAGCGACCGCCTTGAGCTCGATGGTGACAAAGCGATCACCCGCGCCGACCAACATGTCGGACACGCCCAGGTTCACGCGGTTTTCAATTCTCTCGGTGTCGATCCCAAAGGGGCGAAGTCCATCGCGCACGCGAGCAGCAAAGGCGGCTTCAGGCGTCGCCATTGTCGTCGGGTCCCATATCGTTGTCCCGTTCAAAAATATCGGGCGGAGGTTCTGCCACTGGAGGGACAAAAACGGGGTCTTTTTCACGGGCGACACTTTCGATGACGGTGCCGGTATCGGCATCGATCAAGGCAGTCGGCGGGGGACCGCCGTACAGGGCTTTGAGCTCGTCCAGTTTTCGCTGGACTTCTTCCTTGCTCATGCTGTCGATTGTGCCGTGCCTGATTTCCTTGCGATCGACATAGATGGTGCCCAGGGCTTGCCCGCGCCGATACTCAGCTTGCACCGCAGCAGCAAAGGCCCCGGCTTCCAGGGCTTTGTCCCGGATCAGCTGCAGGTCCCGCATGTGCCGCTCGTAGCTGGTGTTGTATTTGCTGTTCAGCTCTGCCCGATAGGCCTGGATGGCCGCAACCACGTGCGGGCTCACCTCGGGGTTCGTCAACTTCCAGGCCATGACCGAAGCGCTGGTCGGTTTGTACCCTGCGCGAATCGCCGCCTCTTTCAGAGTCACCCGACCATCGCCGCTCACGAGCTCGGTCACGAACTTCCACTCTTTGGCATTCAGGACTTTTTGCTTGCGCAAAGGCGCGACCTCGCCCGCCATGCGCTTTTGCGCCTTGTTGGCAATGACCGGGGGGACATTCCAGACGTCCCTCTTGGTCATGCGACCCTCCACAGGCGCCAGCCGTCCTCGACCTTGCGCAGCTGGAACTTCCAGCGGGGCTGATGCAGGCGAACAAACCGCAGGCCAGACACCCGGGCGCTGTTGGCCATTTTGCGATCTTTGAACAGGATCGAATCCCCGACCATCATGTCCCGGAACGGGTACTTCATTCGATCCGCCGGTATGGCTACTCCGCTCTCAATTTGCAACATGCGAACCTCTTGTAATCAGTTGCAGCGAATGTAGCCAAAGCACCGCAAAAGGTCAAGCCGTGCGGTATATCCGCCACCCATCATCGACCCGAACTTTGATGAACTTCTTGCCTGGGTTGACCTTGGCATGGTGCTTAGCCGATACCCAGGCGCTGTGGGCAGCATCTTGCAGGACCACCAGGAAGTAGTCCCCTACCTTGAGGTCCGCGAAAGGGTACTTGAACCGGCCATTGACCGAGACAACAGCCTTGTCAGGCAAAAACGGCAGCCCTGCCTCTTTATATTCCTTCAGCATATCAAACGGGCTCCTTATGTGTTTTTGGGGAGGTATATAAGGAATTTGGCGACGACTAAGATTTCAAAAATAAAAAAATTTGTCGCGCGCGCATCCCAGGAAAATTACTATACATCGCTGGTCATCACACTCTGTTTCACAGACGTAAGGACCATTCTCTCCTCTGACAATACTCCTACTTACGCCAAAAATCAAGTTTTTAGGGTGATATCAAGTTGTGAGTATATACATGACCCCTAGTTCCCTATAAGAGCTTACACGCACCTGACAAAATCCCCGGTCCGCGGTCCTCGCCTCAGGGTTACCCCTAATATTTCCATCAACAAATTGTACTTGACGTAAAAAACAAGCATCGCTTATACTGGGTGCACCCAAACCGTAAACATCAGAAAGGATAGCGCAATGGGAACGCAATCAGAGCAGCAGGAAGAAGCGGCAGTAAATGCCATGGTGGATGAGTCCATGAAGCGGGCTCAGGATCTTTTGAGGGCGCAGGTCGCGGCGCACGGTCGACCGTTCGAGGCTTTTGTGACGATGACGTTGGCGGTCTCTGCGTTGGCCAAGTCGATGGACATGCCGCGTGGGACCCTCCTGGAGGGCGTAGGAGCCGCTTTTGACAGTCTGGAGCCCGTCCATGTTCACTGACCAGAAAAAAGCCTCCCAGGGGCCTCGTATGTCTCGCCTGGTGCCTCCGTACGACAACGGGAAGGTTCGGATTGGGTATGCCTATGTCTGGTACCAGCGTGACTTACTGGATTCTGACATGTACGACTTGCAGACCGCGTTGCTCGGTCCGCGGTCCTCGATCCGTACAACTTGGTCCGAGCGGCTGGTTGCGGCGCTTTCTTCCCTGTCACTTTGGAGACACAAATGAGCAAGCACACACCGGGGCCGTGGGAGCTCACGACTGAAGAGGGCGGCATGGGGGATTGCCGGGTGATTAGGGCAAATGGGGAGCCCTTGATGTGCGACACCCAGTACTACCCGTGGTGTCCAGAAAGTGACGCCGACTGGAGGCTGATCGCCGCCGCGCCTGACCTTCTGGAAGCGTTGAAGGCAGTGACGACTGCGGGCGATGTCGTCGCCTACGGTGCCGCACTTCACGACGCCCGCGCCGCTATTGCCAAAGCAACAGGAGAGCAGTCATGAGGGTGCTTGCTTTGATTGCTGGCCTGATGTCGGCGATGGCGATGGGCTTTGCCTTGTGGGACCGCAATCTTTCGTTGGCGGCGGCCAATTTCAGCACGATTGTCTGGACCATCTTGTATGCGTTCAAAGATTGATTTGTAAGAAAGGAGAAAGCAAATGAGTGATCACAGCAAAGAGGGCTTGGTGGCCATGCAGTATGACTGCGACGATTTGGGTGTGGAGTTGACGTGCTGGTTTGAATACGAGGCCGCGGAGCGTGGTTCTCGGGAGGCGGGCACTGGTTTGCAGTTGGAGCCGGACTATCCGGCCACGTGGACCTTGTGCCATGTGTATTTGCCTGGATCGGACGTGGACATTGCTCCGGTGTTGCTGCTCAGTCTGGTTCAAGAGATTGAGGAGTGGGTGGTTGAGCGGGAGGAGGGGCAGGCTGAGGACGATGCCTGGAATGATGGGTATGACCGTTACGTGGACTGGAGGGATTCGCAATGAGTGGGCAGATGACACGGGAAGAGTTGCGCCAGGAGTTGTTGGCGGATGGTACGGCGTATTGCTGTTACTGCGGGTCGCAGCAGATCAGTTTTGGCTGTTGTGGTGAAAACCATTTCGAGACGTTTGCGCAGATGGATGAGCGCACGCAGGAAGAATTTTTGGATGCGGGGCAATTATGAGCAGGACTGTTTGGGTAATTCATTGGAAGCGGGGCGAGGAGTCTGGCGTTTACAAGCGTGTGTATGAGGATGGCATGTTGGCTCGGCACGTTGTGGAGACGCTGATGGATGCGAATGAGTCGGCGGATCCGCCGTTCGTGTTTGAGATGCTGGAGCTTGAGAGGGTCAGGTTGCAGACGTCTTCGTTTGGTTTTTCGTATGCGCAGCAGGCCAAACTTCCGCATGCGCACTTGGTCGGTGAGCCGGGGACCGCGTTGCCTGCGCATTTGATGACGGTGCGCACGATCAACTGCTTGAAGGCGGAGCAGATAGAGACGGCGGAGCAGGTATGTTGCTGGACAGAAAATCAGTTGTTGCGGTTGCCGAACTTTGGGCGCAAGTCTTTGAACGAGCTCAAGGAGGTGCTGTACAGCATGGGTTTTTCTTTGAAGGGGCGGTTATGACACCCAACATCCTGGACGGCATGAAGTTCCCGTTTGACGTGAACAGCTACGTCTGGTTTGACGTGGATGCGTTTGACGGGGGCCAGACGGAGCGGGAGGTAGCTGCGCGGGCCGCCGAACACCATTTGCCGGAGCCGATGCATGATGCGTGGCTGCCTAAAGATCTGTTGATGCCGTTTGAGAAGTTTGCCGTGGTCCGTCGCACGCGGATCGGGGCGGTATTGGTCACGACATATGAGCGCAAGGAGAATGTCTTGATCATGACGCCAAGGGCCAGTCGGGCTTCGGAGATTTGCCGATTTGAGCACCACGGGGATCGCCCCCCGCCCAACTTGCTGTTTGAGATGGACCCGGCGCTGAAGGCGCGTATTTTGTCCAGGGCGGCGGCGTCCCCGAATGGGGGCCACATCAAGACCGAGGAGGACTTGACCAAAGACTTTGTCAACGGTGCGCGGTTCTTGTACTGGGCGGTTTTGCTCAATTTGATCGTGGATAAAAACATGACCATGGCGTATGAGCCCAAAGCACATCCGACCAACGAAAAGCGCATCCGCAAGGGCAAGAAGCCGATCTTTGAGTGGAAGGTCATTGACGTCACGGCAAAGCACGTGGTCCCTGAATCGAGTGCCCCGACGGGTCGCTCACACGCCAGCCCCAGGCGGCACATCCGGCGCGGCCATCAGCGCCGACTCAAGAGTGGCAAAGTAGTTTGGATCAACCAAATGTGGGTAGGCCGAATCGAATTTGGCTACATCCACCATAGTTATGAAGCGAGGGCCTTATGAAGCGACTTTTGATCCTGGCCCTCGGGCCGTGTCTCACCTTTCTTGCGCATGCGGAGTTCAAGGATGGCAACAAGTTGCTGTCTGACATGAACAGTGGGCATGGGCAGCAGATGAATGCGATTGGGTATGTAACTGGGGTTGCGGATACGTTGATGGGGGTGACGTACTGTCCCCCGACGAACATGACGGCGGGGCAGGTGTATGACATGACCAAGCAGTATTTGGAGACGTACCCAGCCACTCGGCATATGTCGGCGGATTCCATCATTAATCGGGTGCTCAAGAGTGCATGGCCGTGCGCCGAGCGCCGTGGAGGGTCAAACCTATGAGCATCACCGCAATGAAGCTGGCATTGGAATATCTGGAGGCCAGCGACAACTACCTTGGATCGCTTGACCACAGCAAACCCATCACCGCCCTCCGCACCGCCATCGAGCAAGCAGGCAAGCAGGAGCCGGTGGCGTTTATTGTTAATCCTGATGGCGAAGAACAACTGTCTTGGTGTCAGCCAACATATTCCAAAAGCACGCCCCTTTACACCACCCCACCCGCAGCTATTAAGCAAGACTTAACACCTGCACCCGCAGCACCTGTGCAGGAGCTTGAAAAAGGGTGCCACCGTAGCCACCCGCACGAAAACATGGACGCAATGTGTGAACTGCGGACAGAGATTGCGCGACTGACGAATGAGAACGCACGACTGAAAGCCGCAGCACAGCAGCAATGGGTTGGGCTGACGGATGAGGAACTTGAACTGCTAAACGATTGCGGAGACACCGACAGCTACAAGTTTGCCCGCGCCATCGAAGCCAAGCTGCGCGAGAAGAACATTGGAGAAAGCAAATGAACATGTTGCAACTGATTGCCGAGTTGCGTGGCGGCATCCCTGAGTCCTGCGACTTTTGTGGTCAGCCATACAACGAACAACGGCATCCAACCCCAGATGAAGGCGGTGAATGGGCTTGCACTGAATGCTGGGAGCGATGGGAAAAAGAAGCCAAGCTGCGCGAGAAGAACGGAGCCTGACATGGACAGAATTTTTGTTTACGCAATCTTTGCCGTCATGATCGTTGGTGCAATCTACCTTCGTGTATGGCAGTGCGAGGAGATGTTTCCTAACGCCAACCTGATGGCCTGTCTTTTGTGGAAGTGACTATGAACAGAGAAGACATCAAAGCCATGGCGTGGGCGGCGGGGCTAATCCCCGATAAAGAACCCGTCGTTTACCACAGCTTTCTGCAGGAATCGCAGATTTATAAGTTTGCCGCCCTTGTCGCCGCAGCAGCTACAGAGGAAGCCAACCGCCGTGCTAACGCAAGCTGGTCGCTGATGTGCGAGAAGATGGTCGCAGCAGAGCGCGAGGCGTGTGCAAAAGTGTGTGTAGAGCTTGAGGCGCAGTTAGAAGAGTTTGAAGCACTCAATCGTGCCGCAGCCGCCATCCGAGCAAGGGGGAACCCATGAGACCACTGCCTTACGATTACACCCGCTGCCAGCCCACGGTCCCCGGTCCGCGGTGCGAGAACTGTCGCAGGTGGGCTGCGCATCCTGAGCAGACGCACAATCCCCGTGGTCAGAGCTACGTGCGCGTGCAGGGCCCTGGGGACGCTGCCTGTATTTACATTCCTGATTCTTACCTGGAGGAAGAGCGATGAAGTGGACCCCACATGGATTTCGAAGTGACGAAGTAGAGCTCACTTGGATTGATTTGTTGAAACTGGCGCTCGGCATGGAGATTCGTGACGGCGCCCTAATTGCAAGGAGAAAGAAATGACTGATTTGAAAACCACCCACCCTGACCACGATGACATTCCTGTCTTGAAGATCACGATGGAGCAGCGCGGTTGCTTGATCGAGGTGAACGTGCCGGAGAAGGCACTGCCTGATGTGATGGACATGAAGGAGTACATGAGGAACACCGGTGCGGACATGTATGCCCGCTTGCTGTTCATGATGCGCCAAGCTGAGCAGCTCAAGGACATCGCTGTCAATGGGGACAACTCATGAGCGACGATGGAATAAGCCTGAAGTCAATTTCGCACATCCCGGATGATTTAAATCCGAGCGCACTGAAACAGGTAGAAATTGACGTGCCCGATACCCTATTGCGCGACAACACCGGCGGTCCCGCCTACCCCACCAACAACTGGCAGAAGGTCGTGCCGATGAGCACTGGCTACCACGAAGGCATGACCCTGCGCGACTACTTCGCGGCCAAGGCGATGCAGGCCATCGTTTCGCGTCCGGACGTGCAAATCGGCTCTGATTTTTCATATGAAGCCTACATGATGGCCGACGCCATGCTGAAAGCGAGGCAGTCATGACCGAAGACGAAGAATTCGAAGACCTCGAGCGGCGGTTAAAGGCCATGCTCCAGGATCCGACAAACCTGGTGGAGATGGACCGCAACAGGGTTTTGGAAGAGGTGGCCGTGGCCCTTGAAGGGTTCACCGGTGCCTTTGGTGCAGACACCGTGGCGAGCTTTGCCTGTTTCGTGCGGGGGATGAAGCGATGAGTATTTATTGGCCAGGAACCAAGATCGTCAAGAGCCAGGGCAATGCGTTTACGTCCTGGAAGAGTGGCAGTCCGAGCAGCATCACCAACACCAAGGAGTGGAAGCTGTCGCAGTCCTCTACGATCCAGAACGCGGGCGCAGGCACCGACAAGAAAAAGCAGTTCACCATCTACAGCGCAGCGCGCCCAGCGAGCCCGCGTCCGGAGAACGTGAAATGAAGTGGAAAGAGTGGAGCGAGACGCACTACGTGCTGGTGACCTCTGAAGGCGAGATCGTCGACGAGATCAGGCGCGACGACAACTACTTCTTCATCTTGAAGAGCACTGGCAAAAAGTACATCGACGTGAAAAGCGCCAAGAAGGCGCGACTGACAGGAGTAGAGAATGGAAAACGGGATTAAGGAAATCCGATTGAGGATGGGCATGACCCAACAGGCCTTCGCCGACATGCTCGGCTGCACCCAGGGCAACGTGGGCCACTACGAGATCAAGTACCAGACGGTGCCGCCGGACGTGGCCAAGAAGCTGATCTTTGAAGCCGCGGTCCGCGGTCATCGGGTCACCTACGAAGACATCTATGGCGCGGTTGATGCCCCTGTCATCAAGGGCAAGATTCGCCGCGATGCGATTGAGCAGGCAGAAAGGAAGGTTCGGTATGCAGAAGATTGAAGAATACGTGATCGTCAAGATCGAAGAGATGGGGGCGCTGGCCGAGGTCATGATCCCGCCGATCGAGTTGAACGACATCCGCAGAGAGCGCGACGAGTACCTGGCGCAAACTGCCTCTGACCTCTACGACCGTGTCGTCTACATGGTCCGCAAGGACGGTCTGGAATACGACCCGGAGCTCGATGAGAGCGGCGAGGGGCCCCTGGTGGTGCTGGAGGTGCGCATGGGCAACATTGAGATGTCCACGGCCTTTTGGCGCGAGACGCGCAGGGAGCGCCAGGACAAGCTCAAGGCGTCCATCAATGAGCTCATGGCCATGGTGCTGAACATGCGAAAGAACCTGGATGATCTCCTTCGTGAAGAGCAAGAGGAAGACGCGAAAAAATAATTTCAAAAAGACAGTTGCACTGGTTGCGTAAC